CCTGTTCTTCCCCACCAGTCGGTACAATTACAAAGAAGAAGCCTACGATGTCACGGATCGTCTTGAGAAGCTGTTCGGCCTTAACTTTACGGTTGGCGACCGGGTAATCACGATCGCTGATTCAGGGTCACGAGTAGTGGATAAAGTAGTTCACTACGATTTCGACTTTACTTATCTTGATGACTCGCCGAACGATGAGAGTGGCGGGAACCAGGAGAAGATGCAGGAGCTGAACTATCGTGGCTGATTTCGACATCGATGCCAAGGACCTGGATCTGTTTCATCGCGAGCTGGAAGATCTGCATAAACACTTTCCAAAAGAAGCAAAGCGGCTGATGTTGTTGTCAGGAAATCATGCCCGAAGGATAGTCTTGCGCAGGGCGAAAAATTCGGTAATTGAGGATACCGGTGAATACTTCGAATCGATCAAGCGCGGCAGAGTGTGGGTGGACGAAAACACTGGCGAGTACAAGATCAGGACGTACAGCGGAAGCCCAACTGCCCATCTAATCGAATACGGTCACCGTATGGTGGGCCCGGAGCCAGACAAAAAAGAAGTTGGTTTTGTTCTGGGGTTTCACGTTTTCGACAAGGCCGGAAAAGACATCGATCAAGAGTGGAACAGTATCCTGGAACAAGAGTTTGACAAGATCATGAAAAAGCTATAAGGAGTGGGTCCACATGGGACTGCCTGAGATTTTATTTACTTTCTCTTCGCTGGCTGTTTCTGCTATAAAGCGGAGTCAGCGCGGCATTGTGTCTCTCATCTTAAAAGATGATACAGGCACATTTGACAGCAAAGAGTACAAATCTATCACCGAGCTGAAGTCTACGGAATGGACAGCGGATAATCTCCAATACATCAAAGATGCGTTCCTTGGAGTACCTTCAAAAGTTATTGTAGAGCGTATCGATGTAGATGAAGAAGATTACAATGACGCTCTGACTCGCTTGGGAAGCAAACGATGGAATTACCTTGCTATTCCTGGTATAGAGCCTGTAGATGCTTTGACTGTTTCCACACAAGTGAAGACATGGCGAGATAACGAACGCAAGACATTCAAAGCGGTGCTGCCGAATGTGGCAGCCGATCACGAAGGAATCATAAACTTTTGCACTGACGGGATCAAGGTGGGGGAAAATACCTACTCAGCTTCTCAGTACACTGCGCGAATCGCTGGCATCCTTGCTGGTCTTCCGTTGACTCGTAGCGCGACTTATTACGTCTTGCCAGAGGTTGAGTCAATTATGGAAAGCGCTGATCCAGACGCAGACGTTGATGATGGCAAACTCATCCTCATCAATGACGGAGAGAAAGTCAAGATTGGGCGCGGCGTGAATTCCCTGACCACCACTGCAGATGGTAAAGGGCCTGACTTCAAGAAAATCAAGATCATTGAAGGTCATGACCTTATTCAAGAGGACATCACTCGTACCTTTAACAACGACTACGTTGGGAAGGTCAATAACAGCTATGACAACCAAGTTTTGTTCTTTACTGCTGCAAACTCCTATCTGCGCGGGCTTGAAGGAGAAGTCCTTGATTCATCGGCTAACAACACCGTGGGAGTCGACATCGAGGCTCAGCGTCTAGCATGGGAAGGTATTGGCACAGATACAAGCGCTTGGGACGATCAGAAGGTCAAGGAAATGGCCTTCCAATCAAATGTGTTCGTGACTGGAAACCTCAAATTCCTTGATGCTGTTGAAGACTTGCAGATGAAAATTTACGTGTAGGGTGGTGGAGTGAATTATGAAACCAGATGCGAGACGCGTCATTAATGGCACATATGGGCAGGTGTGGGTTGACGGAGAGTTGTGGTTCGAAGTTGATAGTTTCGAAGCAAAGGTGACAATCAACTATGAAGCTATCACATTCCCAAACGACCCAGCTGAATATCAAAAAGCTCTTGGTTGGAGTCCTGATGGAAAAATGACCATTAAGAAAATTTACTCCAGGGTACAGCGAAAACTGGCTGATGCTGTTCGCAAAGGTCAATATCCACGAGTTAAGATGGTTGGCAAAGTCAGTGACCCTGACGCATTTGGCGCTGAACGCGTAGCGCTGCACGATGTAACCATCAACGAATTCAATCTCCTCAAGTTCGAACAAAGAACGGTCGGCAGCGAGGAAATTCCGTTCAAATTCAGTGATTACGAAATGATCGACCAAATCGCAGGGTAACAGGGGGATTATCGTGAGTAAAAAGCTAACCATCGCTGACTTGCTAAAACAAAAGGATCAACTCAAGAAGAAAGAGGCGAGAAAAACTTCGCTTTATATCGATTCATTGGATGCAGAAATCACAATCCAAGAGCCAAATCGTTCGCTGTGTATTGAGACGCTTGAAATGGTACAAGACGAGGCTCGCAGCGAAATGGCTGACCCATATCTCGTCTATCACAGCGTAATTGAACCAAACCTCAAGGACAGCAAGCTGCAGGAGGAATTTGGTTGTGTGCAGCCGACAGACATCGTTGAAATGCTTTTCAGACCCGGTGAGATCAGCGCTATTAGTGGACACGCTTTGCAGTTAGCTGGGTTCAAAGATGGCGTTCGTAAGGTTGATGAAGAACTAAAAAACTAATCAAGAGTGATGTAGATTTTCGATTCCTGCATCACTATGTTCAGCGCGGAAGAACTGTCGAGTATTTATTGAACGAAGTTGATTTCTTGACAAAGCGGCTTATGATCCAGTCCATGCTCGTTTTTGAAGAGGAAGAAAACAAAAAATGGGGTGGATAAATTCCGCCCCATCAACACTTATAAGGTAATCACTTCTGGCTGCATCGTAGAAAGTTGTGCATCTATCTTCGAGCAAAATGACCGAAGCCGCACAAAGTTGAGATTGTTTAGGAATGTGACTCCGCTTAACTGTCCATTTGCATCTGTGAAATTAATGATCAGGTAAAAGTTCATTTGTCCGGTTGTCTTTTTAGTTCCAATACCACTCATACCGCCTACTATTGTTCCTAGACCCGGAACAAGTAAAGTTCCAATGATAGCGCGACCGACCACGCTTTTGCTTTTCTCATGCAACTCTTGCTCTGATTTATACTCAACAGCCCGAACACGAGAAAGAGGTATTTCAAATTTCCTGCCGTTGGAGTCAATTTGAATCTTGTCGGAGAATAGATACAACTCACATTCTGTTTTATTCGCAAGGCCAATTCCTTCAATATGCTGAGCATAGATGGCTGAAATTGCACCTAATTCTTGTGCTTTTTTGTCCATCTTTTTTCCTTTTGACCGAGCAATAATTATAACTCCTAAAAGCGAAAGAATAACGCCAACGATCACAAAAACAAAAAATTCTGCCATCTTGTTATTGCCCCTTTCATCAATAATGTCTTATGAGCAATGATATTACCACTTTTTTCAAAAATCAAGCAATGGAAGGAAGTGAACTTGTGGGAGCAAAGGACATCAGCAAGACGTTAACGCTCAAAGACGGCGTGTCTGGAACATTAAATAAAATCGGCGTTGGCACTGTCAGATACAAAAAGCAGCTGAAGGATCTGAAAGAACAGGGTACAAAAACCTGGTCAGGTCTAAAAACCGGAATGTTGGCCTTTGCTGCTTCCTTCTTTGGTGGTGCAGGACTCATTTCAGCCTCAAACAACTGGGCAGATGCGGCAAAAGGGCAAATCGAAGTAGAGACACAACTTGGCGTCGTAATGCGTAAACGCATGGGGGCGACTGACGACATGATCAAGAGCGTCGTGGATCTAACGAACGCACAAGAACAACTTGGAGTAGTGGCATACGATGCCCAGTTGGCTGGAGCCCAGGAGCTTGGAACGTATCTCGAAAAAGCGGACTCGATTAAGAAGCTGATTCCTGCGATGAACAACCTAGTTGCCCAGCAATATGGTTATACCGCATCAGGCGACCAAGTGCGAAACATCGCTACCATGATTGGTAAGGTTATGGACGGTCAAACAGGCGCTCTCTCGAGATATGGTTTCACTTTCTCAAAAGCGGAAGAGAACATTTTCAAATTTGGTACTGAGGCCCAAAAAGCAGCGCTGTTCAGCAGAATTGTCAGCGATAGCGTCGGTGAGATGAACGCTGCTCTCGGTCAAACTGATCAAGGAAAGATCAAGCAGGCAACTGACGCCATTGACGGGCTAAAAGGGGTATTGGGTAATACGGTCATTTTTATCAAAGCAAGACTATCCAAAACGCTCATGGAGAATCTGCCTCAGATTCAGACTATCGTGACTGACATCTCGTCAGGGGTAAAACAGTGGGCAGAGAACGGTGGCTTACAGTCGTTTACGGAAGGTGTAAAGTCTGTTGCAGTAGGCATAACAGCGATTTGGAAAGTGTCAGTCGGCACTTACAATTTCTTTAGAGACAACTGGTCTCTCATCGGCCCCATTGTTTACGGTATCGCAGGCGCGCTCGTTGTATACCGATCAACAGTTGCCTTAGTAACCGCGGCTCAATGGTTATGGAACGCAGCGACAGCGGCAAATCCGATCGGTCTTCTTGCCATCGCAATCGGGGCGCTCATTGGTGTCGGTGTACTTCTAGTACAAAACTGGGAAACAGTTAAACTTGCAGGAATGAACACCTGGAATTCCCTAGTAGGTGCAGTTGAATGGGGCGTTAACAAGTACATTGATTACTCCAACTTTCTGTTAAAGATATACAAATACGCCTGGGATAGCATCGAGTTTTCGGGAAAAGGCATGTGGAACGGTATCATCGGAGCGGGGGAAGCCGGGGTTAATGCTTTCATCGGGCTGATCGACACGATGGTTAGCGGTGCTGTATCCGGCATTAATTCGCTTATATCAAAAGCGAATAGCATTTCAGAAACACTTGGATCCGGGAAGCTCGTCAACGAAATTCAGTTCGGAGGAATTAGCAAAGCAGATTTCGGCACATATAAAGTGGCAGCGGAAAAACCAAAGTGGGACGATAGCTTCAACCCGATCGGCAAAGTAAATTTCGGTGGGGCAAAATTCTCGGATGATGCCGTCATGTCTCAAATGCAAAAAGCACAACAAGAAAGAGAAGCGAAAAAAGCAAAAAGTGAACAAGCTCTGATCCAAGCATTAGACGCAAACACAGCGGCAACCACCGGAAACACCGAAGCTACAGATGGTAATACAGATGCAACGGGCGCAAACACCAAGGCCCTGTTGCGTGATGATCAGAGCCCTATGGATCTGGCAGACGGGCTCCTGGCACGGATCGAACGTCATACCTGGGCGTCAACGTAGGGGGTAGCGGGAACATGATCAAGGTATTTCTGTCAATTAACAACAATGCAGAGGTTATGCAGCTGCCAGTACCTCCTTCAGAGTATTACGTCCCTTCTCCTTGGAACAATCAGAAAACCGATGGATTGCAACGCACTCTGAATATCATCGGGTTGCCAGGACTGCGCACTGTCGAGATTAAGAGCTTCTTTCCTATTCGTGATTATCCGTTCCTGCAGAATCGCAGTATGTGGGGTCAAGAGTACGTGGACAAGATTGACGCTTGGCGAAAACTGCGCATTCCGATCAGGCTCGTCATTTCAGATCCAAAAGTCTCTATGTCAGTCAACATGCCGGTGTCGATAGACGAGTTCATTCCAGGAGTCGAACAGGATGGAGATATTCGTTTCACTATGCAGATGACCGAATTCCCACTTGTAGACACGGCACGGAGGTAGCGCAATGTTCGGGATACTTCTTGTTAAAAATGATGGTTCAAAGACTTACGAGCTGACCCCACTGGTAGGTAGCATCTCCTGGGACTCCAACTTGTCCATGATGTCTGCGATGGAATTCGATGTAAACTGGACGGACACAAATCAATTTCCTGTGAATCCATGCGACCTTGGCGACGTTGTGATTCTGACCAAAGATGGTCAGGAAGTCAATCGCGGCGTCATTGTTACTGAGAGGCGAAATGGACGCGACTCCATCAAGTACACCGTTTACGATTATGCCTGGTATCTCGGTAAATCGAAAAGCGTGTACCAATTCAACAATATTCCAGCCTCTCAAGCAATCACAAAGATTCTGAATGACTTTGGCATGTTGATCGGCAATGTACCGGATATGGGCACGTTGATCGATGAAATCTATCTGGAGAAAAGCCCTGCTGAGATCATCGATAACATCTACAAGCTACACGAACGGTCGACGGGCAAGCGGTACAACGTAGAGATGAGACAAGGGAGAATCTACTTCGAGGAAATGAAGGATCTTGTCATCAAGGGAACATTCAAGATGGCAGACAACATTGCTCCTATTGATGTCCTTGCCAACCCTCTCGGAGCTGATCGTACCAGATCAATCGAGAACATGCGCAACCGCGTGAAGATATTGATCGAACGCGATAAAGAAGACAAAACCTTACCGAAGTACGAAATCGTAGCAACATCACAGGATGAGGCTCTGATTCGTAAGTACGGATTACTAGAAGAAGTCTTCAAAATCGATGCAGAGGACGCAGCGAAAGCTAGAGAGGTAGCGCGAATCCTCCTGCAACGTCTGGGGAAAGTTCAGGAAACGAATAGCATTGAACTCATGGGCGACGTTGCTTTCAAAGCAGGTCGCCTTTTCGATGTGACTGAGCCTGTTACTGGGATGCAAGGGCGATTCATGATCATTTCAGCCAAGCATGAGGTGAAGAGCCAGATGCACACCATGCAGCTGCAACTAGCTTTGCCAGAGGAAGTAAAGTAGGGGTGAGCGTATGGACGCACTTGATCAAATAGCGATGAAATTCGCAGAACTGTACGATGCTATTCGAGACATTCCAAATACAGCACCACGAATCGGGACGGTCATATCGGTGGAACCGCTAGAGATTCAATGGGGCAAAAGTGTAGTGCTTAAAAGCCACAAATTGATTGTCGCTGATCATTTGTTGTCAGGATTTACGCGAACCATTGAATTAACTGACCTGCAGATGTCTGGTCTTGACGAAGATCATCAGGCAAGGATTGGCTTCCTATTCAATGACGTAGTTTCTGAAAATAGAATCGCTTCTCTGATGATCCCGAAAATAGAAAATCCCGACAGCACAGAGAACAGAGTAAAGGCGACAATCACCTATACGGATGGACTAAGCATAGGTGACAAGGTGATCCTGCAGCCTGACGAAACCATGAAGCAGTGGTACGTTACGGGCCGTGTATGGAAGGGGCCGGTGACAGAATGAGCTTACCGCAAATTGCACAATTGGAGTTTCCATCCAGGGATATATCGCAGCAAACGACTTCGCAAGCCGTACACAGGACGTTTCGCTGGGACTTTGAAGCTGGTGATTTTATGCTGAAAGATGGGAAACTCGTAGAAGTTGAAGGTATTGAATACGTGAAAGAGTGGGTCAAAAAGGCACTCTATACCGTCTACGACTCTCTCATCTACACTGGGACCGGGTACGGAAGCGAACATCACTCTTTGATCGGTCAGAACTTTCACCCTGACTTTTCCAGAGCTGAGTATGAGCGCATGATTCGAGATGCCCTTATGCGTAATGACGTCGTCACTCAAGTGGCCAACTTCATCTTCAATCAAGAAGGCGAAAAACTAACCATCGAGTTTGAGGTATCGAGCATTTACGGCACAACACAAGAGGGGGTGACGGTGTAAATGGCAAAAGCAGAAGTAATTATCCAGGAGATGCTTAAGGCTGTTTCTGAAGGGTATGAAAAGCGGCCTGGATCGTTCATCTACGATGCTTTGATGCCAGCAGCCGAACGGTTTGAAGACACAGATAGCACCATCGATGCAACAAAAGAAAAGCTGAGTATCGAAAATCTTTCAGGCGACGAACTAGCACAGCGGATCAAGGAGCGCACAGGCATTGAGCGAAAAGAGGCTACCAGGGCGATCGGTAGCGTGTTCGTGATGGGCACCGGGACAATTCATGTAGGTGATCTTTTTGAAACATCAGGCGGGACTCAGTTCCGATCAGTGGAAAGAAGAAACATCGCTGTCAGCGGCATGGTCAAAGTCGAAGCGGTGGAGGCAGGAGCCAACGGGAACGTTCCGGCAAATACGATCACATTGTTCCCGGTCACACTCGCAGGATTCACGGCAGTAAACAATATCAGTCCGACAGAAGATGGTTTTGACGCCGAATCCGATAAGGACCTGTTAACGCGATATTACGAGCGCATCCGTACGCCAGCAACGAGTGGAAACAAGGCACATTACAAGAGTTGGGCCAAAGAAGTTCCTGGGGTTGGCGATGCCCGAGTCATCCCACTATGGAACGGAGATAACACTGTAAAAATTGTAATCATCGATAGTGACAAAAGACCAGCAAGTGAGGCAATCGTGAAAGCTGTACAGGACCATATCGATCCAGGTGTAACCGGAACAGGCGAAGGGGAAGCGCCGCTCGGGGCTTTTACAACGGTAACTAGCGCTGCGGGAGTCCCAATCGACGTGTCAGTCACAATCACATTATCAGACGGATATTCTACACAGCAAGCAATAGACAATATCTTGTCTAGTTTGGTTCTGTATCTCAAGGAGATTGCCTTTGTCGAGACGATCGTCAGCTATGCCAAGGTCGGCGCTGCCATCCTAGAGAGCGAAGGTGTTGAGGATTATTCTGCACTCCGCGTCAACGATGGTACGTCAAATATCTCGATTCAAAATGAAGAAGTGGCCGTAGTCGGGACGGTGACAGTAGATGTCTAGTCAAGCAATGTTGAAACGACTACAGCCGTTCATGCGGAAGTCCGAGGTATTCAAACAAATATTCGAAGCAGTAGTGCCGCAGTACGCAAGCAGAGAAGAAGCGGTTGCAGACCTACAAGCACAGATGAGTGTCAGCACCGCAACCTGGGGGCTCCTGATTTATGAATTTGAATATGGGTTAAAGACCGATCCAGCAAAATCATTGGAAGCCCGACGAGCAGCAGTGATCGCGAAAATGAGAGGCACAGGTAAGTTTACAGCCACCCTAGCACTTGCCATAGTGAGTGCATTCACTGATCGTGTCAGGCGCATAAGTTTCACCGGGAGGATCAGGATACACTTTGATGATTTGACCGATTTGGATTTGGCTGCTGTAGCTGCAGCTCTGGAAGAGGTGAAGCCTGCACACTTGAATGTGGAGTATGACCTGGGTCATAACTCCGTTTTGGAATTGGTCGATAAGGTGAGTGCCAGCCT